ACGCAGACCAGGGCGACGAGGGCGATCATTGCTTTGGACGGGTTTGCAATGTTCATCGGTCCGTTCCTAGGTAAATGCACACAATGACGATGGCGCTGAGAACGACGGCGAGGCCGAGCGTCTTTGCGTCGTCGCTGGTGACGATCATGGGGCCGGCGGGTATGGGTAAGCGGCTTTGACGGCGGCTACGGCGTCGAGCCAGGCTTGTTCGGTTCCGTCGCCGCGTTGCCACTCGAAGAACAGCGGGTCGCTTTGCGCCTCGTAGGCGGCGCGGCGGGCATCCTCGACGGCGGCGTACTGGTTCTGGTAGTCGACGGCCGGCCATGCGGCGTCGAGCTCGGCTTGTGACGGCTTCGGGGTGTCGCTGAGCCATGTCAGGCCCTCATAGGTGTCACCGTCTAACGTCCATTGAGCGTTGGAATAGTTGGCGGTCAAAACAGCGGCGTAATCGGTCACGCTGACACCTCCATGACAGTAATGGTCGATGAAAATCGTGGACAATCCACAACATCGCTATCAAGTGTCGTTCTGTTGACTGCTGTCGTGTAAGTGCTTGAGCCGTCGGTGTTGACCGCAAACAACTGATAAGTCGTCGCACTGGTCGTTGACGGCGAATCCAAAAACTGACCAGAGACCGAACTGGTGACCACGTTCCCTGAGCCACCAGTCAAACCGCCAGCGATCAAAGTGGAACGATTGCCTGCCGCTGTTCCTGAGCCGATTTCCGTTGCTCCACGCTTCAGCCGGAGATTCAAGATGGCGCTGTCTGGCGTTGCTGACGCTCTTGTACCGACTGCGCTAAACATGACCAAGATTTCGGATGACGTTGATGTTGGCGTGATGGTGGCAGACAGACCGGTGATGGATGCTTCGCCGCCGGACGCTATTGAAGCCGTGAACGTGTCGGTTTTGGTGGTGGACACGACCTGCAGAATGCGAAACGCGCCGCGCAGGTTGTTCATTTCGGCGGCGGTCAGGACGTTGCCGGCGACGAACGTGCTTGGCAGAGTTGTCGGCGTAGCCATAGGTGACTCCTATCCTAGAGCATTTGTTGAATCAAGGACACCATAGACGGCATCATCAAGGATGAGCTCGTAAACGATGGTGGTCGGGCTTGTGTAGAACCTGGCGACATGGCCGCCGAGATAGTCGATGTAATGCTCGACGCCTTCAACGGCTAGCTCTTGGGCGAGCTCGGTTTCAACGCCGCCGTTCAAGAATGATTTCTCAATCGTGATTGTGTCGCCGACGTCGATCGTGGCGACGACGTCACGTTGAGGATCCGAGAGCTGCGCAAATCTGACCTCGATCGCGGTGAACGTCGGCTCTGGCTGAGGGTTTAGGAGATAGTCAGCAAGATCTTGGGCGTCGGCGTCGGTGTTGAGCAGGCTCCCAGTGACGGCCAATGACTGGATGAAGTACTCAGATTGGCTGGTGGCATCGGATGCAGTGCCAGACTTGTTATTCAGCGTTGAGACATAGACCAGGTTGACAACTTTGTCGGCGCCGAACGAGATGTCCACGTTGCGGTACGGGTAGTTGGTGCCGTCGTCATGGAAGTCAGCGACAGCTGCGGAAAGCGTCGCGCCGATCCGGTTCTCGAATACCAAGACGCCTTCACGGTCAATGTAGAGCCGGCCTTGTTCGGCATTGTTGACGAGCTGAAGATAGTCCAAGACGATTTGGCCGAGCTCGAGGTCGTAGGTGTGTCCGCCACCGCCTCCGCCGGTGTGGCCTCCAAGCTCGACGGTGCCGGTAGCGATCGAGCGGGCCGCGCCGGTCGGATAGTTCACCTCAGTTAGATCAAGGATGGCTTCGATGCGGGCGCCAGTGAGTTCTTGGTCGATATGGACTTCATCGGTGACAGTTTGTGCCAGTAGGTAAAAGTCGTCGGCGCAGGTGACGCTGACGGTGTCGTCGCCGTCGAGCGCGAAGTTGTAGTCGTAATCGATGATTCGGCCGACGAACAGCAGCTCGGCTTCGCGATACAGGCGCACCAGGCGCATCGGGGCCAGTCCTGGTTTGTCGTTATCAGGGTCGTAATACGGCGAATCGGTTGCGAACGGGTTGAACACGCCGCCAGCGGTCGTGTCATCAAGCACAAACGTCATGGTGCCGGCGCCGAACTGGTCGGCAATGTCGCGGCGTCCTCGTTTGATTCGGATGCCTTTGGCGCCATCAGTGACGTCAGCGAAGTCGGTCAGGCCGTCCAAAACGAACGTGGTGCCGTCTAAAACGCCGCGTACGGCATCATCAAGCCGAAACCCTTGTACGGGTACGCCGGTGTCGATTTCGAGCTTGTAATCGCCCGACTGAACGACGGTGGCGGTCACAGCCGGCTGACTCCAATGGCGGCTGAGCCGCTGGTCCGGTTGTAGTTACGGATCGCGGTGACCACGGCTTCGCCGACTTCTTGGGTCGGGTTGATCGTGGACACGTTAACGGTGACGTTCTGCAGCTGTCCGCTGGTGAGGTCGCGTGTAGCGGTGCCGGTCGGCCGAATGTCGATTGTTTGGATGTTGCCGGTACGGAAGTCGAGCTCGTTGGCTGTCGGAATGTAGGTCGAGGCTGGAGCGGCGCCGGAACTGACTGCTTGCACTTTTTGGAATGCATCCAGAACTCGGAGGGCGCTGTCGTAGGCGCGATCGAGTTGGCCGGTGTTGATCTTGATCAGCAGCTCGTCTTGGAGCGCCAAGCTAAGCAGGCCGTGCGCGTCCAACGTGTTGAGAATCTCGCGTGTCAGATTGCGCTGGACTTCTTCAAGATCACGAACGTCGGCGGTCGAATCGCCGAGAACTTCGTTGTATCGGTCAAAACTGTCACGGAGTCGTTCCATGTCGTCCTGAGTGTCGAGGTGCCGGAACATCGCCTCGAGCTCAGGGTTGATCTTTTTGACTTCTTCATAGAGCGAGTTGACGGATTGAGCGAGATCTTCTTGTGATTCGGCGGCGTCTGCTGACACGGTGTCGAGCTCGTCGAGGCCGGTGTTGGCGTCACGAACGCTGGCGTACATGTCGCCGGCTTGTTTGCGGGCTTCGTCGACGCTTGGCGTGAAGTTGTCGTCCATCTCTTTAGAAACGAGGCCGAGCTTGTCTGCAAGCCAGCCGATGCCGTCCATAACTTTTTCAAGTGGCTTGAGGAACTGCTTGAACATGTCGCGGACCCAATCGACCTTGTTGTACAAGATCACCAAACCAGCCACGAGCGCGGCGACGGCAATGACGACAAGTCCGATGGGGTTCATGGTCAGGGCGGCGTTGAACGCCCATTGAGCGGCTGTGGCGATGGCTTGAGCTGCGGCCCAGGCTTTCATGGCAAAGTTGGCGACGACAATGGCGGCAGACAGTCCGCCAATGATGCCAGCCAACGCCAACAAGATTTCGGTGTTTTGGCTTGCCCAATCTGCCAGACCAATGACAAGCGGCAGAAGTGCTTCGACGGCGGGGAGGAGCGCCATACCGATCGATTCGGATGCCTGGCTAAATGCCACCTTCATCTTGTCGGTCGAGTTAGCGGTCGCTTCCGCGGTGCCGCCGACCTGGTTCTCGATCTCCTGCAAGATCATGTTTTGTGCTTCAAGGGTTTGGCCGGACTCGACGAGGGTGCGGATCTGATCCTGCTGGGCCTCGGTGAACTGGATGCCGGAGCGGCGCAGCGCGGTCAGGCCGGCGATCGGGTCGTTGAGGGCTTTGCCGAGCTGCTTCGCGTTATCGGTGACGGAGCCGAAGCCGGCGGACGCCATGTCGAGCGTGAGTTGTGTGGCGCGGTCAAATGCGCCTCCGACCTCGTCGGCACTTGAAGCGATGTCCTTGAACGTGAGCAGTAGCGCTTGGGACTCTTTGATCAGGTTTTGATCGACGCCGGTCAGGCGGGCCTGCTCGTTAGCCAGGTCAACAAGCCGGCCGGTGACTTTCTCGGTTTCAGCGCCGAACAGACCCATCGAGGTCGCAATCTGCTCAATGCGGGCGTTCGCGGTCGCGGCCTGCTCGCCAGCGGCCACCATCTTGGCGCCGGCCACGGCAAGGCCACCAAGCGCAGCTGTCGCCGGTACGAACGCTTTCTTGAGGGCGAACGCGGTCTTCTGGCCGGTCGTTTCGAGTCGCTTGAACTCAGACATGGCCTTCTTGAGGCCACGGTTATTGAACTCGCTAACGATGGGTACGTTGATTGCCATTAGCGCAGCTCCTGGTTGATGATTTCGGCCATGTCGTCAATGGCTGATCTTACGCCTTGCACGACTTCGGGCATATGCCGCTCGGCGGTCGGCCACATCACCCTTGAGGCCGGCGCGTACTGGTCGAGGCGGGCGATCATGGCGCGGCCTGACAGACTGTTGCCGGAGCTCTTGCGGCCAGCAATGTCGAAGATGACGCCGGCGGCGCTCGTTTGGCGGAGCGTGAGCAAAGGGATGGTGTCGCTGTTGCGGGCTTTGGATCCCTTGAACGCGACTTTGACGTTGCGTTTGACGGTGCGGCCGTCGTAGCCGCCGCGCCAGTTTCCCCAGCCAGACAGCGGCGAAGCGTCCGGAAACAGTTTCTTGGCTTCGGCTTGCATCGGCTTCGCGGCCAGTTTCATTTGCCGGACGGTCGTTTTGCGGAGCTCGGGATCGATACGGCGCAGGACTTTGAGCGTGTCGGCGAGGCCGTTGACCTCGAGTCTCGCTTCAATGTCTTGTGCCACGGTTCTGCTTTTTCTGCTCCTCGATCACATCGACCACGGTGTTGAGGTCTTTGAGATCGAACTCGATCTGTGGGGGCCACCAGGAGACAGCGACCAGCAGTTCTGCTAGCTGGCGTCTTCTGGTTCCCCTCGGGTAGGGCGCTCGTCACTTCCGACGACCTCGAGGCTGACGATCTTCTTGATGAAGTCGTCGAACACGGCTGGCACGACCATCTTCTGGCCCTTCATCGCTTCATACGCGAGAAACGCGAGGTCTTCCATGCCGGCCGCGGTCGCCATCTGTGACGCTTTGGTCTTGTACTTCCGTTCCCATGCGACGACAGCCCACAGGTTGGTTTGGATGTCCTGTGGGCCGTCGCCGAGGTCGATGCGGATCGTGAGGTTCATGTCGGGGCTCCTTTAGGGAATGAACTGGGATCAGGAGGTTCCGCGGGTGAGGGCGCCGCCGCGGAAGGTGACGTCCATCGTCGGCAGCTCGCCGACACCGCCGTTGACTGGGGTGACGGACTCGAGGTAGCAGCCGGTGAGCGTGTACTCGGGGTTCGAGGTGCTAGGCGTCGCCGAGGTCGTCGGGGTGACGACGACGTTGAACGTGGTGCCGGCGAGCGAGTTGAACTTCTCCTCGACCTCGCTGGTGCCGTAGGCGATCATGAGGGTGGCGGAGATCTCGTGGTTGCCAAGTCCCTTGACGAACTTGCGGGCGGTGTCGCCGAACGCGGTCGACTCGAGCGCTTCGTAGCTCTCGGTGACGGTGATGGTGGAGACCTGGTCGCTGAAGTCGACGGAGTCGACAGTCAGGGTGGCCTGGTTGAGAACAACGGTGGTTGCCATTGGGTCAGTTCCTTCTTGTTGCTAGCCGG